TTTCAAATTAACAAGCGGTTTCTCAACTACAACTCCAAGCCCTAACATCCAATATGAATGGACTTCGCTAGATACAGATATAAATAATGCCGATGGCGTGATAATTGATAATACAATTGTTTCCTTGAGCAACTTCATTCCAGACATTAAATGTTCGGAATTTCTCACAGGTATAATGAATATGTTTTACTTGTATGTAAGCGACCCTATCGACAATGTGATTACCATAGGTACTTTACAAGACTTTTACCAAGATGAAGCACTCGCAGAGGATTGGACTGATAAAGTAGATGAAAAAAGAGATATTAAAATACAATCAAACGCATTTGTTGAGGGTAGTAACTATGTGTTCCGTTATAATGAAGAAAAAGACTACTTCAATACAGAATATAAAAACATCATAGGTCAATCGTACGGAAGGTATGATTTAAACGTTGACACGTGGCAAACAGGAGATAGAGAATGGGTATTACCATTTTCTCAATATGTGCCAATAAAAATAAAGAACTCAAACCTTAGAGTAATTAACATTATAGACCAATCAACAGGCGTTAAGAAGCCCTATAAAGGCAAAGGAATGATTATGTACTACAACGGGATTAGAGCAGGTCAATGTGTTATTATAAATGAAGATTCTTCAACTTCGTTAAGTTTAGGTTATTACCCATTTATACATCATTTTAGGTTTAAGAACGAGCAAGTTTACGCAACGCCTGAATTTGATTTACATTTTAGCTCACGTTCCACAACGTTTGACGAAATACAAGCCTATCCAAGTGTTAACCTATTTACAAAATATCATGAAAAATTTGTTAACGAATTGACGTCAATCGATAGTAAGTTACTAAATTTATATATGCACTTAAAATCAAAAGATATTTATTCCTTAGACTTTTCGACTTTAAAGAAAATAGACGGCGTTTTGTATAGATTGAACTTCATTAAAGATTTCGATAGTGATGCATTCGAAAGTACAGAAGTTGAACTTTTAAAATACCTTAGATAATGGCTACGATTAATATAAAGTCAACAGATGACTATACGCTACAAATATGGAATATCTTTTGGTATGCTTCAACTTGGTATAATGGTAGCTACGTTTTAACGAATGCAAGCGACACGTTAAGCGGTGAATATAACACGGAAAACATAGTTGATCTACAAGGGGCTGGAACGTATGCTGCGAGTCTTAATGCTTCGTCAACGTATGGAGGCTTCACAGATTGGTATTTGCCAAGTATTGAAGAGCTTGAAGATATGTTTGCTTTGGGTGGTGGCTCGATAGGTACAACAGATATTTATTGGTCTTCAACAGAAATTGACGTAAACAATGCTTATGCTTTCGATACAACCACAGGATTACGTATAAGTGCAAATAAAAATGTATCTTATTTATCTATACCTACGAGAAAGAACGCAATAAATAACACTATTGTAGTAAATAGAATGAGTGATGCTTCAAAGAACGCACCGATAATTAGTGGAGGTGAAAACAATGAAGATGAAGATGTTTATAAATTGATAGGTGGTATAAATGGAACAAGTAAAAATTCAAAAATTATAACAAATGAGTGATTTAACAGCACGAATAATAATTAAAAAAGGTGAAGGCACACCAACAATTCCAACAAGTAGTGACCATAGAGATGGCTCCTGGTTAAGTACGGACATTTACGAAGGTGAGTTATATTTAGATACAATTAACGGATTGAACTACACACGTTATGATAATACAATAGTTGAGCTATTCCCAACGTCAACAGGATTAGGAGGTAATGAATTTGTATTTGTTTTTTCTAAGTTAGATTTACCAACTCCTGTAAGTGGTGTTATTACGCTTGTAGACAACTATACTTACTTTATCACTAAAACGATTGACTTAACGGGGGATAGGCTTGTAGGTGGTGTTAATAGTGTTATTATAGGCGGTTCTTCTGAGAATTGTATATTAAAATCAACAGGATTAAGTAGTTCAACAGCTCTAATTACTTCGGTATATTCGTTACCAATTAGAAATATTACAATCACTCACGGAACAGCACTAGATTTGGATGGTGACGGAACAACAACAGCCCTCGATTGGTTCGGTGTTAACTTTACGGATTGTGCTACGGTTGGAACTATTAAAGACTATACAAACTTCGTGATGTCAGATGGAGCATTCTTAAATAGTGGTAACCTAACATTTGATGGTACGATAGGAACTATTGGAATGAGTAACTGCTTATTTGATTGTACAAGCGGCTCTACTGCATTAATATTGCCAGCTACGTTAACCGTGAGTAGAAGGTTTAGAATGATTTACTCTTCATTCGTAGTGTTAACAGGTGAAACAGGTATAAATGTAAATGCAAGTGCTACAATTTCGAGTGAACGTTATATATTAGATACGGTTAACTTTTCAGGAGGTGGAACATATACAAGTGGTGTGAGTTACACGGATAACAAAGCTTTATTTGTTAATTGCGTAGGTATTACGAACACTTCTACAAAAGGTTTCATGTATATGCTAAATAATACAACAGATACAACTATCGGTGTGGCAAATGCTAACGTATGGGTCAAGGCTACGGGAACGACAATAAGTGGCACGAACTCTAAATTTACACATACGACCAATAGACTTACTTATAACGGAGCGTTTACAAACTCGTTTCTAATAACCTTAAATGCAACAGTAAGAAGTGCTGGTACAAGCCAAAGTATATCTATTGGAGTGGCTAAGAATGGAACTATATTAGCAGAAAGTGAGGGTATTGTTAGGACAGCCACAGCCAATGTAGAACACGGGGGAAGTACACAAGCGGTTCTTGAAATGGTTGCAAATGATTATGTGGAACTATACGTTAGAAATACTTCGTCAACAGATATTCGAGTAACAGATTTTAATTTTAACGTTGTAAAAATACCAGTATAATGGCAGAAGAGATAATTTTTAAAGTAGGAGTTGATACAGGCGATTCAGTTCAAGATGTTAACAAGGTAGGTGATGCCATTGAGGGTGTAGATAAAGAAGCTAAAAAAACAAGCGGTTCATTTGTAAACCTTAAAAAAGAACTTAGAAACCTTACTATCCAACTTCAAGGGCTTGACCCAGCGAGTAAAGAATTTGAACAAGTAGCACAAAGAGCAGGTAAAATCAAAGAACAACTTAGAGGGGTTGCAGATGCTATTAATGATGCTGACCCTGAGAAGTTTGGAGGTAAATTCCAAAGAACAGCAGAAGGAATTGCTGGTGCTTTTTCAGCGGTTACAGGAGCACAAGCCTTGTTTGGTAAGAATAGTGAGGAAATCGAAAAACAAATGCTTAAAGTTCAGGGTGCAATAGCCTTAACACAAGGTATTAGTGCAATGAAAGAGCTACGTAATGATAGTTTAGAACTTGCCAACTCGATTAAAGGAAAAGTATTAGGTGCTTTCGCTTCATTGACAACAGCAGAATTAGCCAACGCAAGTGCAACAGGTACAATGACAACGCTACAAAAAGTATATGCGTTCGTAGTTGGCACTTCCACAGGTGCTATGAAAGGCTTTAGAATAGCATTAGCAACATCAGGAATAGGTTTGATAGTTGTAGCATTAGGAATGGCAGCAGAAGCTATGGGTTTATTTGGTAGTTCAACGGATAAAACAACCGAAGCAATAGAAAAACAAAATGCAGCAGAAGAAAAAGGATTGAGCGTATTAAACCAAGTAATAGATGCAAGTGAAAGAAAACGTAATGCTAAAAAAGGCGGTTTAAATGACTTAGAAAAAGAATTAGCACTAAGCAAAGCGAAAGGTGTTAGTGATACTGAACTATACAAATTAGAACGTGCGGTTTTAGATAAGCAATTATTCAACGCACAGGTTCGATATAATTCTTATGATTTATTAAGCAAAAAAGAACGTGAACAAGCGAGAGCAACACATGATGAAATAAGCGGTTTAAAACTATCTATGCAGGTATTAGATACAGAATATTATGCTAACACAAAAGAACAACGTACAAAGGCAAGTGAGGAGCAAATAAAGAAAACAAAAGAAACCAACCAAAAGGTTAAAGAAGAAAAACTAAAAGCCATTGAAGAACAAAAAGCATTAGAGCGTAGAATAACAGATTTAACGATTGCTAATATTGAAGATACAGATACAAGGGAGTTAGTAGCTTTAAAAGAAAAGCATAAAAGAGAGCTTGAAGAAATCAATTTGCAATATGGTAAGAAAAAAGAATTTGCAGAGCTTGAAAAGCAATTAAAGATTCAACAGGCAATTGAAGAACAAGCCTTAGCAGAACAAGTTAAAAAAGATAAAGAAATAAAAGATAAAGAAGCAACAGACAAAGATAATTTAGATGCTAAATCCAAACTAGAAGCTGAATTGATTAGAGCAGAAGAAGATTTTAATTTAAAGCAACAAAAGCGTATTGAATTAGAAAACTTAGACTTTGCTCAACAAATGCAAAACAAGAATTTAACGAATGGTGAAATTGAAAAAATAAAAGCACAACATGAAGCTAATTTAGTTGGTATAGCGGATGAGAGTAAAGAAAGACAATTACAAATTGATTTAGCTTTAAAAGAAAGTAAACAACAATTAATTACAGCGGTTGGCTCAATTTTTGGTGAGTTAGCTGGTTTGGCTAAACAAGGTTCGGCGATTCAAAAAGCATTCGCTATTACACAAGTGGCCATTGATACAGCAACAGCTATAAGTGGTTTAACAGCTATTTCGTTTAGTCCAGCAAACCCAGCTAATAAAGTAAATCCTTTGGCACCCTATATTCAATTAGCGACAGGAACGGCAAAGATATTCGCAAGTATGGCACGTGTTAAATCTATTTTAGGTAGTGGAGTTTCAGTAGCACCACCAACAACAGGAGGAGGAGCAAACGCAAACATGGGTATTGCAGGCACAGGAATATCTACACCACAACAAGAAGTTAAAGCACAAAGCACGTTTAAAGTGGTCGTTGTAGATAGTGATATTACGAAAATGCAGAATAAAACAAAAAAAGTACAAGCGATTAGTACTATTTAACATAATAATTACTATATTTAATCAACAAAGTTCTTTGATATGTTACCTTTTTATGAATTAACCATTGACGAAAGTCAAGATACAGGTGTAGATTTTAACGCTTTCGTGCTAAGACCAGCACATGGAAAGCCTTATTTCGCATTCAATAAAGAAGAAAAGGTAGCATATCACTTCAATGAAGAAAAAAGAATTGTAACTGGTGTAATGATTTCAGCAAATACACCTATTTATAGAAACAATCCCGAACGTTTTGTATTATTCAAAGCGGAAACAATTAAAAAAATACGCTCAAAATTCCACGCTAATAAATTTGAGAATAACGTAAACATTGAACATGATAGCAACCGCACGTTAAGTGGTGTTAACATGGTTTCATCTTACATTATTAGCGATGTAAAACAACTTCCACAACAATTCAGAAATCAAAACTTACAAGTAGGCACCTGGATAGCTTCTTACAAGATTGAAAATCCAACAATTTGGAGTGCCGTAAAAAAAGGAATGTTCGGAGGGTTTAGCGTTGAGGGATATTTCGACAACAAAGTAATTAACTTAAAAAAAAAGATAAATGAGTAAACCTATGAAATCAATCTTTGACTTCTTTAAAAAGGATGAAGAGGTTAAAGTAACGTTTGCAGAAATCACAACTATCGATGGTGTGGTTATGCAATACGATGGAGATTTGGCAGAAGGTTCGGCAGTATTTGTTTTGGATGCAGAAGGTAATCAAATACCAGCTCCAGAAGGTCAATACCAAGTTGAATTGGAGGGCATCAAAATCGTAAACGTTGACGTAAACGGAGTTGTAACAGCGATTGAAGATGTTGCGGTAGAAGAAGAGCCAATGGCAGAAGAAATGATGTCGAAAGTTGAATTTTCATCTATGACTGAAAAAATCATTAATGATATTGATGCAAGATTCAAATCATTAGAGGATAAGTTCAACGAGTTAGCAAACGTAAAAGAAAGCAAGTTCAAAGACGAACGCAAAAAAGTAGAAGTAAAAGAAACAATGAGTGTTTCAGAAATTTTAAACAACGTAAAAAATAAGTAAAATGAGATTAGAAAAAACATTAAAGGACAAATTTGGATATGATGTATCTGGATTAGCAGCATGGAAAGATAACACTTTACCAAACATTACAGCTGATTTAGTAGGAACTTCAACGTTCTTAGAAAAATTGATGTTAGAAGAAGGTGTTAAAGGTTCAAGAGAAATCGCATTACTTTCTTCATCTGTTTCTTTACAAGCGAAAGCAGCATGTGCTCCTTCACCTGACGGTTCTGTTGTATTCACTGAAAAAGTGTTAACAACTAAACCATTATACATGGGTGTTGAGTTCTGTAATGAGTCTTTAAATACTAAGATGACTCAAGTATTGAATGCATTAGGTATGAAAAACCAAGATGGTCAATTACCAGCACCTTTGGAAACTATCTTAATGGCTTACTTAACTAAGCAACTTCAAAAGAAAGCAGAGCGTATCGTATGGTTGGGAGATACAACATCTTTGGATGCTGAGTTAGTTCACTTTGACGGATTGAAAAAATTGTTAGAAGCAGATTCAGCGGTTTTAAAAACTACAACTACTTACGCTTCTTTAACTACTTCAAATGCTTATTCAGCAGCTTACGAAGTTTTCACTAAAATACCAGCTGAAATCTTTGATAACCAAGTTGAGGTTCAATTGTTCACAGGACGTACAGAAGCTTTAGCTATCATTTCTCAATGGAATACAGCAAATGCATATGACCGTATTACATACACTTCTGAGGGTGGTGCTATTCGTTTCTTGTTACCACAAACAAATGTTGAGGTTGTTACACTTCCAGCTTTGGATGGTAAAGGTGATATTTTCGCGGTTCCTACTTCTTTGGTATTTTTAGGTACTGATTCAAGAGATGATGAGAATTTTGATATTAAGTACGATGCATATAACGAGAAATTGAAAGTTGATACTTCTTTCCGTTTAGGTGTACAATACGTATTCCCTCAGTATTTCGTAAGATTGAAAAAAGCATAATTATTAATTGAAGGGAGCGTAAAAACTCCCTTTATAAAACTTTATATATATGTGTGAATTAACAGCAGGTTTTGGTGCTTTGAATTGCGATAGTGTAGCTGGTGTTTCTACTTGGAAAATCGGTTCATTACGTGACGAAGCAACAGGAGCAGCAAACTACACTTATTCTCGTACAGATGGATCTATTACAGCAATGGCTAACGTAGGTTTGAAATTGTTTTACGGAATAACTGTTGATGCTGAAATGAGTGATTTTATCGTTAAATCTATTGGAACACGTGAAAATGCTTCAAGTGGTTTTGAGATTACAGGAAACATTAAATTAGCAGGTAATACTGCGACAATGATTCAACAATTAGAGGATTTATCTAAGGATAGACTTTGTTTAATTGCTACTTTAAACGATGGCACAAACGAAGTTTTAGGTTTAGATAACGGATTGAAATTTAATTTTGAGCGTGCTTCTGGAACTAAGTTTGAAGATATGAACGGAGTTACTTTGACTTTCTCAGGAAAAGAAAAGAAAAACGCTCCTAAAATTTCAGATGCCATCATAGCAACTTTAATTGTTTAATTTGAATTGATTATTAATTTAAGGGGAGGTTTTTGCTTCCCCTTTTTTATTATGTTAAATATGAACTACAAAAAAGAATTTGAAAATAGCAACGTATATATAGACAAATTGAAATGTTTTATGATTGCGAATACCGAGAATAAAGAAATTTTAGCTAAATTTATACCTATAATCTTTGAAAATGATGTTAATACTAAGGCAAGCGAGCCTAAACCAAGTCGCGTTAACGTTAAGCGAAAAACAAAATGATTTAAATCCGTTGATTTGGTTATTTAGATTTATTAATGAGCAATCAAAAGAAGATTATTTCTGCAACTTAACCGACCTTTCAGGCTCACAAGATAGGTTTAATTTGTTTCATTTAACAGAAGGTACAAGCGTAACTTTACCATTAGGAGAATATACCTACGAGGTTTACCAAATGCCTATAACAGCAAGTAATATTTATGCAAATGGTTTACTTTGCGAAAGTGGTAAAGCACGCGTAAAGACTGCAACTACTTCACCTTATCCGACCTATTATAATACACCAACAACACGCAAAATATATGAGTGATAATTACATATTTAGAGAGGCTAAAATTCCGATGCCTACTGAGAAACAGAAAGCTGGTCAACAATGGGTGGCATGGGGCGAAGATAATCTTTATCCTCAATTTTTGGTAGGGTTGTATTATAATTCGTCTATTCATCAAGGTATAGTTAATAGTAAGGTTAAATACATTTCTTCAAATGGTTTAGATGCTAAGACTACGGATGTTGCTAAGTGGGATTTAATTAAAAAGAATGGTAATGCTCCTTTCTCTTTGGATGAGATTTCTGCAATGATTTGCAAAGATTTTGAATTGTTGGACTCTTTCGCTATAATGTTCAAGAAAAACATTATTTCTAAGTTTTGGGATATGCATCATATCTCTGCCGAACTTATTCGCAAAGGTGAAACAAGCGAATATTTTTACTACTCTGAGAATTGGAAAGAACGTAACCAAACAGAAGAAAAAACAGGTTTCAAAAAGATAAAGAATATTGAGGATGTAACCGACCAAGATACTGAATGTATTTTATACGTATCTTCAAGAAGTAAGCAACATATTGTTGATGAAAAAACAGGTATGCTTACTAAATCTGTTTATCCTATTCCTTCATATAGCGGCTGTATCAATTCTATTATGGCTTCTATTGAAATGAACTATTTCAGATACTCTGAGGTTGTGAATAGTTTCAAAGGTGGTACAATGATTAACATTCCAACAGGAGCACCTGAGAATGAACACGACAGAAAAAAATTAGTTAACCAACTTAAAGGAGAAAGCACTGACAGGGATAAACAAGGCGGTATTATCGTAACCTTTTCAAGAGGTAGCGAAAACGCACCAACAGTTACACAAATCGGTGGTAATAATCTTGACCAAAGATACTTGTTAACACAGGAAAGTATCATTGATGATATTATGGTTGGTCACTCCGTAATTTCACCTTCTTTATTCTCAATTAAAACAGCTGGTCAATTAGGTGGAAGTAGTGAATTAGAGACAGCATATGCTTTGTTTATGTCTAATTACGCAAGTGAAAGACAGAAAATAATTACAGATGCTATTTCGTACGCTCAATACACGCTTAATAACTTTGTTGGTGAAGTGTTTTTTGTTGAGAAACCTTTACAATTAGGTAACGTTCCAGATAGCAAATCAATCGTAGCTGACTCACTTAACAAAATGTCTCCATTATTAGCGAACGCGGTGTTAAAAAACTTAACAATAAACGAACAAAGAGCCTTAGCAGGTTTAGCACCTTTACCAAATGGGGATGTTTTAGAAACAACGCAAGCTACTTTTAACGCTCAAATAAGTGATGAAGTTGTGATTAGTTGGTTTGCTCAATGTGGTCGTAGTGAATACAAAGAAGTTTTTTCACGTGAAATCAATGATTTTAGCGACTTAGAACGCACAGAAAAGGAATTACTAAGTAAACATACCTTTGCCGATAATTTAACCGACTTACAGACTAAAATATTATCAATGATTCAAGCAGGTGAAAGCTACGGAGCTATTGTTAAGGCAAGCGGAGAAAGTGCTACGATAGTTACAAGAAACTTAATTGAGCTTGAAAAGTTAGGTATGATTAAAGGCTTTGAACTTACGCCAAAAGGTCAACAAAATACTAAGGGGGTTTCATTTGAGGTTGTTTACCAATATAGAGAAAGAACGGATGCTCCAAAATTAAAAGAAGGTGGAGAAAGCAGACCTTTTTGCAAGTCATTAGTTGAGCTTAAAAGAGTATTCACACGTGAAGAAATTGACGGAATAACAGCTAAATTAAGAGCTAACGGAATAGATAGGGATGTATGGCAATATAAGGGGGGTTGGTACACAAATCCTAATACAAAGGTACACACACCTTCATGCAGGCACACGTGGTTTCAAATCGTTATAAATCAATAAGTTATGGCAGTACATTTAATAAGCACAACAAATTTAAAAGCACTATCTTACATTTCTTCAAATGTGGACGATTTGCTATTAACTACTTTAATCACACGCGTACAAGATACGGTCCTCGAAAGTATTTTAGGTTCTTCATTATTTAACAGACTATTAGAGGGTGTTGATGCTGATGATTTAAATGCAAATGAAACGGAACTTTTAAACACTTACATTACACCATGTTTAGTGGCTTCTGTTGAGGTTAGAGCTACGGATATGACTACCTTAGAACTAAGACAAATCGGAGTGGCTAAGGTAAGTTCTGAGGGTGTTCAAAACGCGAATGAAAGCGAATTAAATAGGGTTTCTAATTCTTTGAAAAAAGATTACAACTTTTATAGAGAGCGTTTGATTAGGTTCTTGAAATTGAACAATGAGTTATTTCCTGAATATACTTCTTATTATAACTATTTATATCCGTGTGACAGCTCACTAAATCAAATCAATCCTGACCAAGGTAAGTCAGATGTTAATATTACTTTCGCATGATTACAAGTGTTAACCGACTTTCAGCAGAATTAGAAGCTATACAAGAAGCTCACTACCAACTAAACTCATTTTATTTTGGGGAGTTCAATTTGGCACTTCAAAAAAGAGATTTAGAATATCCATTATTGATTTGTGATTATAATAGCGGTTCAATTAACATTTCAAACACTTCTATTCAACTTTTCGTAACGATTTGTGATAAAGTCTATAAAGACAATTCAAACCTATTAGAAACGAAATCCGACACTTTACAAATATGTAGGGATGTTTTTAATGTGATGAAGAAATCACAACGATGGAATGAAATAGGACGTGTAACACAAGGTAACGTTAATGCATTTGTTGAACGTGGCAAAGATGAGGTTGCGGGACACGTTATGAATGTAACTATTGAGCTTCGAGATTCAAACGGTATTTGTAACCTTCCTTTAAATGGTTATGACTTTGGGGGTGGTGCTTCTTATGGATGTGACCCAGCTTTAATCGTAAATAGTAACGGAACTTACTCTCATTCGGTGGCAAGTGGCGATACTTTTACGCTTCCTGACATGGATTTTGAAGTTTATGTTAACACAATTTATAAAGAATTAGTAACTTTAATAACCTTAGATAATTGATATGGCAAACACAGTAAACATATACGTAAACAAGACCGATTTAGGTTTAAATAACGTCGACAATACAAGCGATTTAAACAAGCCAATTTCAACAGCTACGCAAACAGCTTTAAACGGCAAAGAAGATGTAGCAAACAAGTCGACAAACACAAGTTTAGGAACTTCGGACACGCTTTATCCAACGCAAAATGCTGTTAAGACCTATGTAGATACAAACATGGGTGGGTTTGATACTATTGCAACCCCTCAAACTGCTACATTAGAGTTTCGATTTGATAAGAAACACATACACGCTACAACAGGAATAGGCGGTGCTTTGGCTTCGTTAACAGGTAATATCAGTTTGTTTGCTGGCACGAATAGAGTTAATGTTACTTCTATAATGTTGCACAATGATAGTGTTGAGCCTACGTTTTCAAGTGAATTTGAAAGAAGTGCTGATTCTTTGCCTTATGTAACAGGTCAAGACAATGTAATTGTAGCGACAGTTGTTAATCAATTGCCTACGAAAGTAATTTATAAAATATTAAGAGGTGGCACAAACATATATGGAACGTTTTTAACAACTACTTTAAAAGGTGCGGTTAATGGGTTGGCTGAATTAGACGGCTCAGGAAAAGTTCCGAGTGCTCAACTACCTTCATACGTTGATGATGTTGTTGAAGTGGCTAATTTCGCAGCACTTCCTGTTAGTGGTGAAAGTGGTAAGATATATATTACCTTAGATAACAACCTTACATTCAGATGGAGCGGTTCGGCATATGTTGAAATAAGCTCAAGCCTTGCATTAGGTGAGCTAAGTACAACAGCTTACAGAGGGGATAGAGGAAAAACAGCTTACGACCATTCACAATTGACAAGTGGTAACCCTCACAACGTTACAAAAACAGATGTAGGGCTTTCAAATGTAGCGAATAGTGATACAACAACAACAGCTAATATTACGGATAGTTCAAATAAGAGGTTTGTAACAGATGCTCAATTAACAGCAATAGATAATGCAGCAGCTAAAAACGTTACATTAGACCGCAAAACAGCTTCTTACACATTAGTAGCAGGAGATAACAACAAGCTAATTGAAATGAACGTTGGAACGGCTAACAACTTAACAATAGACAATTCAATTTTCAGTGCTGGAAATCAAATTTTGGTCTCACAATATGGAGCAGGACAAACCACATTCGTTGCTGGTTCAGGTGTTACGTTACGTTCAGCAAGTGGAAAGTTGAAATTAACAGGTCAATATTCAGCAGCTACAATCGTGGCAATTTCGGCAAGTGAATTTTACATATTTGGTGATTTAATAGCTTAATTATGATAGCGGCAAGGACAGGAATTATAAGCAGTAGCGGAATGTCGTATGATATTGATGCACTGGCATTTATATCAGCGGCTACAATTACAGATGTCACTCAAAAAAACGCAGTAAACACATTAGTTGTAGATTTGAAATCAAATAGTTTATGGACTAAAATGAGAGCTATTTATCCATTTGTAGGTGGTACTGCAACAACTCATAAATGGAATCTAAAAGACCCACGTGATTTAGATGTAGCTTACAGATTATTATTTAGTGGTGGTGGTACACATGACGCTAACGGTTATAAAGGTAATGGCACGACAGCAAGAGCTATTACTTATTTAACGCCAAGTGTAATGGGGCAAAACAATGTGCATGTATCATGGAGGTCAAGCACTTTATCAACAGGTAACAAGGCTGAAATCGGAACTCTTATATCTACAAACTTTTGTGGATATTCGTTTAGTGCTGGCGGTACAACTTACTTAAGTCGCCTTAACTCAACAACATTACTATCAGCACCAGCAACTAATTCTGCTGGTTTTTATCAAATCAGTAGAACAGGAAGTGCTAATTATATTTCACAAAAAGATAGTACACAAACAACGATTACAGCCGCAAGTACAGCACCTTCAACTAATAATATTATATTAATGGGGGGACCAAATTCAGTAGATGCTTCTGATAGGAATTTACAACTAGTTACAATAGGCACAGGTCTTACGGCCTCTGAAATGAATATTTTAAGAACAATTGAAAATACGTATAAAACAAGTTTAGGAAGATAATGAATGTATATAAACTAACAACAGAACAAAGAAATCAACTCGTAGGTCAAACTTACGATGGAGTTCAATTTTTTAATACAGATGCAATAGATGCAGAAGGCAATTATATAATGGGTGTTGAGGAATATAACCGATTAACATTAGTCAGAGCAAACGAAATAGGTGTTATTTCTTGGTGGTTTACACTGCCTTTAATACCTTACAATCCTATAATTAACAAATAATGAATGAGATAAAATATATACTTGAGCAGCTACGTAAAACTAAAACGATTGTAATTATAATACTATTGGTTGCTTTTGTATTGTTTTATTACAAGACACTTATCACAGAAGTAGTTACAATTAAAGTAAAGAAGCCTGATGAGGTGAAAAAAGACCTC